GTGGTGGTGGTGTTCTATTTATGAAATTTTAAATACTGGACATATATTTAATTTTCCAATACATAAATCGGTAACAAAATTCTTTTTGAATAATCCAAATACATATACTTTATATGAGTCAAAAAACGATAATTCAATTGAGATACCAATTGTAGCTTATATTGGGGATAATTATAAAAAGGGATTATTTAGAGCAACACTAGGCTCTACGAGATCAATGCGTACAAATAGTTTTTTTGGTCCATATTATTATTCCACTACATTTCAAAAAGCGGTTTCATATGCTGGATGGAACGATAATAATATCAAAAATAATAAAGGGATTATAATAAGATATATTATTTTTAAAGGATTCGGTAAAATAAGTTTGAATAATAATTTAAATAAAACAATTAAATCAGAAGATATTACGGATATAACCGGTAATTGGACTAAAATATATAATAATATAATTGCTGGACGATTATTATTAGATGATGATTCTTTATTTGAACATGAACCAACTATTAGTACAAGTGTATATATGCAAAGACAGAGAATGTCTTATGCTATATTAGATAAAACATATTTAGGTGAAAAATGGGACCCTGATGGTATTTATTCTATAGAATAAAATATTTATATTTGTATTTATATAATATGGTTAAAGCTCCCACAGCAAGTCAAAAAAGAAAAGGGTTACCTTATGGAAAAACTCTTCGTAAGCGTAAAAGAAAAACAAGGTCACTAAGCGTTAGTTATGTACCTTTCTCAGGAGATGAAGAATATAATAAAAATAGCCCTCCTTATATACCTCTTTATACAACAAATGATGAACTTAATAATGTAACTAAAAAATTAGATTATTTAGCCGTTAGAAAACCAAATAGACGAACACGAAACAAAAAGTTAAGAAAAAAAATAAAAAAATCAAGAAGAATGCGTTAATATTTGAAGATTATATTTAGTAAAAAATATAATATTTATATTATATATAAATATGGGAAAAGCGCCAACTGGAACAAGAAAAATAAAAACTAGAGTTTATGGAAGAATACCAGATAAACCTAAAAAAATGAGAATTCGTATTCCTAGTCCTCCTCCTTCTCCTCCCCGCCCCCCAACTGCTATGAATACTGGAAATAATGCAGAATTTACAAATATGTTTAGTAAGATGAAGGTGTCAAAAGGAAGAACAAAAAAGATGCCAAAAACTAGAAGAACTATAACATTACAACAAACAAGGCCAACAAGGCAGTCAATTCGACCCGGACGTGGCAAGAGTGGACAGGCAAAAGAAAGGCTAGAAAGGTATATTGACGAATCAACACAATTAACTCAAAAAAATAAAAACAAACGTAAAGAAAAAAAAGAATTTAAAAAAAGTGTAAATAATAATTTATCATCTCTTATAAGCGGATTTTCCGTGGGAAGCAAATCCACAAGAAGAAAATCCACAAGAAAAAACTCCAAGAGAAGATAAATTAAAAAATATAATATTTATATAATATTTATATAATATATAAATATGGGAAAATACAATCCTAAAAAAAAACCAAAGGCTTTAACAAAAAAGGCAAGGAAAATATCAAAAAGTGATTTAAAAAAACAAAAACGTCAAACAAAAAAGGGTAAGAAATCTCCTTTAAGAATACCAAGTCCTGAATATTTACCCGCGCCTCCTCAACCAATACCAATGTCTTTGTCTAATTCACCGCGTCGCTCAAAAAGTTTATCACCAAAAAGTTTCTCACCAATGTCATTAAATAGTTTACTACCATCCCCAGCTACATCTCCAGCAAGAGCATTAAATCAAGTAGAAAATGTAGTTAACTCATTATCTCCAAATAATAGGTCAAATAATAAACCACGTAGATCACAAAGACGTAGAAGACCACCAAGCCGATATGGACAAAATTCCTCCTAAGATTTAACACTCATTATACAATTTTTTTAAATCAAAAATGAAGATATATACAATAAAAATTATATTATGTAATTATATTATATAATATAACATGAATTATTTTATGAAATTATTAATAGCAATAGTTGTAGCAGGTCTTATTGCAAGTTCTATTACACATATATTTAATTTCTTATCTATCCCTGTATCTATATACGGACTTTATTTAATATGGATAATTGCCTTACTTTTACTTAGTTTTATAATTCCAAAAAGAAATAAATTTGTTTAAGTTGAACTTCTTTAAGTTATTTTATTATATTAATTTGTAAATTGAACTAAATATATTATTACAAATTAATATATAAATAAACATATCTAATATGGAAAAAAAAATTAACAATAAATTAAAGAAATATAATGATGGTTTCAAAACTGATTTAATTAAACAAATTGATATTCTAAATCAAAAATTCATTGATAATGTACAAAATAATTACTGTTCAACTAATGATTTAGATAATTGTATTAGTAGTATAGGTCAACTAAGAAATCTTATTATAAACCACGAAGAATGCTATTTAGATAAAAATGATTTCACAAAAAGATATAGGAAAAAAAATACTATATCATTACATGAACAATGTTGTGCTAAACGCGCAAACGGTCAACAATGTACTAGGAGAAAAAAAATAAATGAAGATTATTGCGGTACACATTTAAAAGGCACACCAAACGGTGTTGTTGATAAAGATAATAAACAAAACAATAAACCTTCTATGAAAACAATTGAAATACGACAAGAAGAAATATTAGGCATTATGTACTATATAGATGACCATTTTAATGTATATAAAGCAGAAGATATTCTAAATGGAATTAGAAATCCAAATATCATTGCAAAATGGAAACAAAATGGGGAACAAAAAGAATTACTTAATTAATATTTTAAACATTTAATACTTTAAAAGTATACTTATTATATTTTTTTAATATATAATAAGCATGAAAGATTTATGTATATATAGGGGAAAAGTTAGGGATATTTATGAAGTAGGTGAAAATCATTTAGTTATGAATGCTACTGATAGAGTTAGCGCCTTTGATAAACATATTGGTATTATACCCGGAAAAGGTGAATTACTTAATAAAATGAGCGAATATTGGTTTAATCAAACACGACATATAATTGATAATCATCTTGTCGATAGTTATAAATCGGCCGCCTTAGTTAAAAAAACTACTCCTTATAAAATAGAATTTATAATTAGAGCTTATATTACTGGTAATACAAGAACAAGTCTATGGGTTAATTATAAAAAGGGAAAACGACGTTATTGTGATAACGTTTTACCTGATGGATTAACAAAAAATCAAAAATTGCCATTTCCTATTATTACTCCTACTACCAAAGGTGATGTTGATATACCTATAACCCGAGATGAAATTATTAAAAATGGTTATATGACTGCTGATGAATATGATTATATTGCTTCTATAGCATTTAAATTATTTTCTTTTGGACAAACTACTGCTGAAAAATTCGGTTTTATTTTAGTTGATACTAAATACGAATTTGGTAAAACATCTGACTGTAAAATCATATTAATAGATGAATTACATACCTGTGATAGTAGTAGATATTGGATTAAAGATACTTATGAATACAAATTTAATAAAGGAATTGAACCAGATAAATTTGATAAAGATTGCATTCGTGACTGGGTTAAAAGTTCTTGTAAAGATCCGTATAAAGATATAATACCTGAATTACCAACAGAAATTATATCATGGGTATATAATAATTATAACTTATTTTACAAAAAATTAACATACAAATCATAATATACATTATTCCTCATTATCTGAAAAAATATTATCTACATTATTAGTTTCAACATCTGCTTCATAATCTTCTTCTAATCCTATTTTCTCTTCTATATTGTCTTCTATATCTTCTTCTGCCCAATAATTTTTATTTTCACTTCCAGGTGATTCAAATTCAAGTAAATTTGTCGAGTTTCCTGTATCTACTATTTTATCATCTATCTTATCATCTATCTTATCATCTATCTTATCATCTATCTTATCATCTATCTTATCATCTATCTTATCATCTATCTTATCATCTATCTTATCATCTATCTTATCATCTATCTTATCATCTATTTTATCTACTATTTCTTTTTCTATTTGTGTATTTCTAAAAGATAATTCTCCATATCTAACCTCTAACTGTTTTGGTGTATGTATTACTTCTTTATCGTCTGGAAATAATTCTTCAATGGGTGTATCCTGACTTTTTGGAGATATAAAAACATCTGCACTTGAATCGTCACTACTAACATTTGTTTTTAAAGTTTCAGGTCTTTTTGGTTTTTCTGGTATATTATTTAATTCATTTATAGATTCTGGTTCTGGCATAGGTTCAGTTATTGGTTTAATTTCATGTTCATAATCAGGTGCATTTGAAAGTGGACAACCAAGACATGAAAAAAAACTACGAACGCATTTAGTTACGCAATTTACCATTATATTATTTATATTATTAAGTTATATTTAAACTTTATATAAAAAATATTATTTAAAATCTGGTTAGATAATATTTTTATTTGACTTCTGTTCAGTATATTTATTTATTGTTTCTTTATTTATTGTTTCTTTATTTTTTGTTTCTTTATTTATTGTCGGGTGTATCTTAACCTCATGTATTTCCTCTTTATAAATATGACCGCTTATTATACATGAACCCATATTATACAATTATATATTTATATTTATTATATAATCATTATTATATTTTTTATATTTCTGATTTTATATTAGAAATCATGTCCTATTCCGTTTCTAGCATTTGCCATTTGTAACATTTCACTGCCAACCTTATCTAACCCTTCAGTCCTAAGTGGCCCATTCGGACGACGCGGACTCATTATGTGGCTCGGTTCGGCTGGGCGTCTAGGTTCCTTAATATTGATAGGCCAGCAAATGTAACAGATAATAGATCCCATCAATATATTTAATCAAGTTATATTGTTTTTGTTTTCTAATTACTTTGTTTGCTTGTTTGCTCCTTTATATACTATTTTATCTCTTAAAAATAGAATATAAATGGTTTCAATTTTTATTTGCTTCCAGTTTTAAGTAAAATGCCCAAAACTATCACTATAAATATACCCCACATATGTTGTCCTGCTAATCCATAAGTATGAGGCCATTCCATTATACTATAAACAAGCAGATTTTTTATATAAAGTATGTTATTACGATGATCTATTAACTTACAATGTTCTGGATATTCATCTGGAGTTATTAAATAAATACTGCGATTAAACTTTTGCTCTTCTGATATTTTATTCTTTTTACTTTTATTTTGTGTAATTTGCCAATGTATAAAATATGGTTTGTCTTTACTGTTTTGATTATCAACAATATATCTCCAAGAATATGGATGATTACACATTAACCTCTTAAATGCTATATTGCTAAGATTATCTTCATTAAAAAAATTATGGAAAAATGCCCATTGGGTCCATTTAGGACACATTACTATATTATGTAATTCATTTGTCATATATCTAAATTTATCGTTATCTGGATTTTCTATATCAAACATTACTATTGTTCTTCGTCTGGAATTAGGGTCTTCTATTGATTTTCTTGCTTGGTGTATTAGAGATGATGGAAATAAAACCGCCATTCCTGGTTCTATTTCAACATCAACACATCTTATTAAATTTAACGAATCCTCTTCTAATCCAAATGTAACCGAACTATTACTAAAATATCTAAATACTGCTTTATCAAGATAAATTACAGCAGAATAATTTTGAACTGATAAATTCATTCTCTGACCCGGTGTTCCTCCAAATAAATGTCTATCTCTGTGACTATCGGCATTATATCTTTGCTCAAATGTTTTTCTATCATTAGCACGGCATTTTATTGAACGAATATTAGACCAACCTAATTCATTTTTAAATCTCGGTAAAATATTTTCATTTAAACTTATTTTTAACATACTATCATCTACACCTTTATTATCATCAAATGCTTTATGAACAGAAATTAATTCTTCACCTGTTAATCTAATTAATTTTACATTACTATTAAAAAGAACAGAATTAGTTGCTTTAGAACCTATTCGCTTTTCAACTATTTTTGATGTAATATCCTTATAACTATTTTTAAACATTTTATATATATTTAATAAAATATTTGACAATACATTTATATTAATTATTTTGTTTATTATAAATCAATCTTTTAACTCTACATATTGCTCATATCCCTCATCATTCTCTAAAACATTTATTTCTGCATCTTTGGTTTTATTTATTTTAGTTATTTTAAAGTATCGTTTAAATCGTTTCTTACCATCTTTTGTTTTACCGTCTGACCTACGTATTGGTTCCATATCAAAATTGCATGATTTTAATATTTGTCTAGTTATATTTATAATTGGCCATTTCTGACTTTCTTCTGCGTTCTTATGTAATGAAGTATGTGACGATGAACTAAATAACTTCTTTAATTCTGGTATATCTTTCTTTATTTCTTCATATAAATCTTTGTTAAGTAATATATCACGAGGTATCAACTGTCCATCTAATTGTTCAACGTTTTCAAATTCAATCCCTACTTTATTAAGAATTTTTTTGATAGTTTCGTTCATTATAAATATATTAACAATAATTAATCGCTAATTAAACATAAAGAATGATAAAATAAAATATATTAAATATTTTTTATTAGTTAATACTAATACTTAATACTATTAAAATGACCCAATTAGCAGTAGAACCTGATTATTATTCCCCTAATACAGATATTAACGGAAATTACATAGATGGAGACGTAAGACCTTGGCCCAATGAGGGTATACGATGCCCCTGTGGTACTAGGAAAGATAACATATTTACATCTAGACAAAAATTAAATTCACATAAAAAAACACAAGGTCATCAAAAGTGGTTATGTGACCTTAATAACAATAAACAAAATCTTTATATTGAAAATATAAAATTAAAGGAAACAATTAGAAACCAAATTAAATTAATTACACAACAAGGTAATGATATTACTCTTAAAAATTCTTTAATAGCAACCCTTACACAAGATATACAAAATTTAAAACAACCTAATGTTGACCTACTTGATATAAATTTTAATTAACTTAAATAAAATTAAAATAGATTTAAACAATATATAAATAGAGAATTCCGCAGTCATGGAATCCACGCCAAGTATAGAATGCTCAGTGAAAAAATCCGACGACGTAATTACCTGGCTAGAGTTCCTGACAGCAGAGGAACCTTGGAATGTGAACGAAACGGGTTTATGCCTACCACCTGCACACGCAAAGTACCTTTTCTACCTATCATTTCTCTCAATCTTTTCAGGATGCTTCGCTCTCTATCGTGGGTATTGGGACCTTGCTTGCGTGCCGCTCGGCGTAGGGCTAAACTCACTGAACTATTGGAGGAATCCAGATTACAGCTGGCGCCGCTATGTTGACATGGTATATATCGCAATATCATGCATGTGGCAGTGTCTTCGTGCTTTAGATGCAGAAAATAACATAGCATTTTACACAATCCTAGCTATTTCTATCATCGCATTCTATCTAGCAACGGTCTACCACAAGAAAGGGCAACTCGTGATATCGACTGGGCTGCATAGTATTGTTCACATTGGAGGCAACATATCAAATATAGTGCTCTATGCGGGATTCGTACCACCCCTCAGAAAAGCATGGTTTGTGGCTTAGCGTATACAGTTGTAAGAAACGGATTTCCAAATCATTATCTAGCACAATTAGATAAAGATATAAATGATAATTAACTAAAATAAAAAATTGAAATATATTTAAACAATATATAAATAGACAAATATATAGTGTTATACATTAATAAATAGTAATAAACTATGACTACATCTAAAAT